TCATGCAGATGGAGCACATGCTGATACTCCACATGGAGATAGTCACACAGATACTCATGGGGATACAGCACATACTGATTATCCACATCGTGACCATACTGATGCTGTGGCTCACTCAGATTCTCATTCTGATGTGGCTCAATCAACTCAGTCACATATAGATGTATATCCGCCTAATCATGGAGATTTTACTGATGTTCCAGTAAATCCCCCCGGTTCTTATACATCCCATCTTGATACTGGTGGTGGTGGAGTTATTGTTCATTCTGACCAAGCACACATAGATGTCCCGCATCAGGATTCTCATGGTGATACTGCACATGGAGATGCACCATTTGAGAACGTAGGACATGGAGATGTATCACATGGGGATTCACATACGGATGTGGCTCATGTGGATAAGGCCCATAGCGATACTACACATTCTGATTCTCATACTGATGTTGCACATGTTGACGTAGCTCATGGTGATGCTGCACACCAAGATACAGCTCATGTAGATACGCACAATGATACTGCACACATCGACTTTCCTACCTATGTGGGTCCCTAATGTCTGTTGAAATTCTACCTAGTGGAATCAAGTGTAACCTATCATGTTCCTATTGCTATCAGAATCCTATGAGGGACGCTGGTAACTTCACTACAATTATGAATGTAGAGAAGATGATTGAAGCATTAGATAATGCTGGACAGTCATTTACTATATTCGGTGGTGAGGCTCTAGTTACTCCCATTGATATTCTTGAGAAACTGTTCAAATATGGTTTCGACAAATACAAGGCAAATGGGATACAGACGAATGGTTCCCTCATAACTCCTAAGCATATAGAGTTATTCGAGAAGTATAATGTTCATGTAGGATTCTCACTTGACGGCCCGCATGAATTAAATGATTTGAGATGGGCAGGTTCGTTGACTAAGACACGAACCATGACGGAGAGAAGTCATACTAATCTGACTAACATCCTCCGCGCCGGGAAGTTAAGTGTATCTCTGATTGTTACGATACATAAGAAGAATGCAGCAGGTGATAAGCTACAACTTCTAAAGAATTGGTTTGTGATGTTGTCTAGTATGGGATTGAAATTTGCTAGACTGCATCTGTTAGAAGTAGACCATAAACTTGTAGAGAATGTAGCTCTTACTGAGGATGAAGCATTTAAGGCAGTTACTGAACTTGCAGAACTTCATCATGGGATTACGATAGATATCTTCTCTGATATCCCACGCATGATGAAGGGTGAGGAATTCTCTCCTACTTGTATTTGGGGTGGATGTAATCCACTTAAGACTGAGGCGGTCCATGGAATCAATCCCGATGGAACCCTTTCAAACTGTGGCCGGACAAATAAAGACGGTATCAATTGGCTTAAGTCTGACACCGACTGGAATGAACGCCACCATGCGCTTATCAATACCCCTCAAGAATACGGGGGCTGTAAGGATTGTAGGTATTTCCCAGTTTGTCGAGGTGAATGTCCAGGAGAGTCTGACGACTGGAGAAATAAAACTAGACACTGCGGACTTTTAATGCGCCTGTTCAAGTATTATGAGGACAAGGTGGGCTTTACTCCGCGCCAACTGGCTAGTAATAGTCATAATGATACTCCTCATCTTGACCATTACGATTTTGTTAGTATTAACGTAGAGGTTAGAAATGCCACTAACTAGAATAGATGAAGCAACTGCCAATATTCCAGACACTACCAGCATAATCTGGGTGTCCAAGGCTGCCAAGAACTACTGGGAGCCTATCATTAGTCAGGTTAGCTCATCATGGCGTGAGATAGAGATACTGTCTGTCATAAACAATCTCAGAGAAGCAGCGATAGTAGCTGTATCTCCTGATGACATACTAGATTTCTCTAAACGAGTGATAAGTAATAGACTTTACATGACTATACTCGGTAAGATGGCCGATACTGGCATGTATTCGTCTAGGCATGTAGCTACAATTACAAATAAGTTCTCCTATCGTGTAGCAATCCATAGGGAACCAGAATATTTTGAGGATAATCAGTTCCAAGCTCTAGAAAGACTTGGATATCCTGTGTGCTGTGTCAACAATTTCGATTATTGGTGGAATCAGCAGCACTATTTTGACCTGACATGGCCTCAGTATGAGAATTCTAATCAGGAATTCCATAGTCTTGCTAATGTCCTACTGAAATGTGTGGGAGTTAGGCCTGTATTCCATCTGCCATGCAAATTTTTCTGTGGGGCTACTGTAGAAATTGCTAAGAGCCTACAGTCTATGATGATTCAGAATGGAATGGCTAAGGTAGCACAGAGTATCGCTAATCTCTGTGATATGCCAATGGAATGGTCAGCACTTCATGGCTATGCTGAGATTAGAACACCAATCTTCAAGATAGTTACTAAGACTGATGCCACTCCATTTGAATATAAGTTTCAGAAGCCAGGAATCTACCAACCTGTCCATGCAGGTTCAGGTCTAGCATTTCCATTCACTAATGAACAGAGAGTGAAGCTGACTGAGACTGCTAGCTTCCACAAATCACTAGCAACTCTGGAATTTCCACCTGATGATAATGGATTTCCATCAGAAAGAGATGAACGTGATGCTCATGCTTGGCTCATGAAAGAGATTGAGCAGTTCATGAATCCTTCTGAGAAGAAATCTCTGGTAGATTTGGGATGTGGAAATGGTAGACTCCTACAGTTTATTCATAGGAGATATCAAGCCTACTCACTGTCCGGCGTGGAAGTTTCTATTGATAAAGTTAAGAGGGCTGAGAAGCTGTTGACTGGCAGTGGAATACAAATAGAGTGTAAGAATATATTCCAATACGACATGGTTCGTAAGGATTATATTCTTGTCTCTGAACAGAGATTCCAAGAGAATCATCACCTTGCTGAGAAACTAGACGGCACTATTATATGTTACAACTACACTACTAGGCGGGTATACACATGGAATTCCGCTACGACAGGAATGGAGATATTGAAGCAATTGACAGGATTTGGAGACAACACTACGCAGACCAATTTGGACTCCCAGATAAAAGCAACAGGATTATCTCCGGCGTCGTTGATAGTGGAGAAGGAATTAAAGGCTTCGGGATTGTTAAAGTCTTTGCCGAAGGGTTATTCGTCATAGACCAGAATATGAGTCTAAGAGATAAGATAGAAACAATTACTCTACTACTAGAAGCGCAACAAATAGGCTGCTCGAATTCAAAGATAGAGCAGGCTCATGCTTTTGTGAGGGATGAAAACTTCGCTAAAATCCTCAAGAAGCATTTTGGTTACAGAGATACGGTGGGTCAGTGTTTGATGGTAAAGACAAATGGCGAAACCTGATGCTGGCGGCGGGAATATGTATGGCGGAGCACAGCAGGCTATGGCTGGTGCAAATGCTATGAGGCAACGCTCTAGAATGGGTGATGCAATGGCTGGTGCTAATCAACAGAGAGATGCTTGGAGACAAGCAAATCCCGGCGCCGGTCCTCAGGGACCCATGAATATTCCAGGCAAGACTATGCCTGATATTAGTGGACAAATAGCTGCAATCCGAGGATTGGCTGGTGGAAATACTATCAATGCTCTCCAGCCTCCCGGCCCGACTACTATGCAGCCACCCGGTGGAAATAACTTCTTTGCTCAGAGACTAGCACAGACTGGACAGAATCCCGCTGAATCTCCTGTAGCTATTCGTAGACCTATGCCGGATATGCGCCAGCAGTTTATGAGACAGCCACAGCCGGGTGGCCCTGAGATTCCACAGGCTCCTATGGCTCCGCAAGCTCCTACTGGATTTGGTGGTTTCCGTTCCAGAATGCGGACGTAAGTCATGGCCAAGAATACTGAGAAGAATAAGACTAATCAAATGCTCAATGCTGCTCAAGGGCAGCAGGCTAATTATACTACAGACTATCTATCTAGAACTGCGCCTGAGCGGGCAACGGCTAGGTCTAATGCCAATGATATGTATAGCACCATGTATGGTGGCTATTCAGATATTGCAAAGAATGGTGGTGTAAGTCCAGAACTACTCGCCAGTCTCAGAGGTGGTGGTGGGAGTGGCGGTGGTGGTGGAGCCGGTGCAGCAGCACCTAATTTTGGCGCTGGTGGATATGGCGACGTTTCTAACTCCTATAAGAATTTTATGGGTGGTGGGGGCGTTAACCTAGCAGAGAATAACTATGCAATGAGTCAATTGCATGGTCTTGCTGGTAGCGGTGGATGGGACCCGTCCAGAATAAAGTCGATGGACGAGAACATCTCAGGTCTAAAGGCTATAGGTAATACTGGTGGAGTTGATGCAGCAGCCCAAGCTAGAATGCGTGGCGCTGGTGTATTTGATGAATATGCTAAGACTGGTGGAATGGATGCAGCGGCCCAGACTGCATATCGCCAGAGAGCTACAGCAGGTATTCCGGCTCAGTATCAGTCCGCTATGGACGAAGCTAACCGGATGTCTGGAGTTACAGGAAACTATAATCCTGCTGCCATTGCAAAGATGGCACGTAGTTCTGCCTATGATACTAATCGTGCCGCTGTGGATGCTGAAGCTGGATTGCAAGACCAGATTAGGCAGGGCAGACAGTGGGGTGGTTCTAATATAGCTAGTAGTGAAGCTGGACTGCAAGGTCTAATGAGTTCTAATAAACTTGCAGGTCTTCAGGGTGCAGGGAGCATGGAAGCTAATATGCTCAACTCCATTGCACAGAATAGGACTAGTGCAGCTACTGGTCTTAGCGGTGCTGATATTGGTGGTCAAGAACTTGTGCAGCGTGGAAAGATGTTTGGCACACAAGGTCTTGAAGGAATTGCAGATAAGGAACAGAAAGCTAAACAACAAGCTGCTGCCAATGCTGCTAATGCGTCAGCTAATAATGCAGCCAATGAGAAGTGGCTTGCTAACTTCCAGACGGACAATAGACTTGCTGGTCTTGGTGGACTTGGCAATCTATATACTTCTAATCCGGCTGAAGTTGAATACTATGATACTGCACAGCGTCAGATGCTTGGACAGAATACTGGTCAGACTGTTGATGTGTCTCAGGCTAGAATGGCTAACAATCCACAGAGAGATTGGGCATCTACTATCGGTGGCTTAGTTGGTTCTGCCGCTGGTGCAATGACTGGTATTGGTGCTATAGGTGGATTAGGTAAAGCTGCTGCATCTGCTACAAAGATGGCTCCATACATGGCGACTGGGACTAATCTATTATCCCGTCGCGTGCCTGGAATGTCGTAAAGGAGAATATTATGCCATTTAATCCATCGTATTTCAGGATGGCAAATATATTCTCTGGTGGGGGTTCTGATACCTCACCCGATGATTTGCCATTTAGTGTTGACCAGAGTAATGATGGTGGATTCTTTAGGAATAGAGTTAAGAGGCCACTAGAATCCTATTATCAGCCACAGCCACAGCCTAACCAGCCTGATGATGTAGCACGTCATGTTGGTGGTCAGCAGAATGAGAGTCCTGAAGATATCTGGATGCGTAGATTCAAACAGATGACAGATACTTCAGGTCCGGCGCAGGAAGACTATAGAAAGTTCATAGACACTCAGCCTACGAGAGAAGACTATGCGCCTAGCAAGATGCGTAGACTAGCAGCAGCATTAGTAGGTGGAGCAGAAGGATATAAGAGTCCATCTAAGGGTGTTCTCGCTGCTGAGGGTATACGTGACATGCCTTATGAAAAGGCTATGTCTGACTTCTCTACTAAGGCTAAAGGTAAGCAGGAAGCTGCACAAGAGGAACGTCAGAGTCTCACGGCTCGTCGTGCTCTGATGAAGGATGGGCGTACGTATAGACGTCGATGGGGACCTATACCAGCGCAAGTAGAAAAGAATGGGGCTTGTGCTGGTAAGGATAATGCTACTACTAAGCAGATTGAAGCTAAGACTGCTGAGATGCCTGAGAGACTAGATATAGATAAGCGTAAGGCTGATGCTAAGGTTAAGGTAGATAATGCTATGGCAGATTTGAAGTCTGCTCTAGCTACTGCTGAACCTGACATAATAGCGGCCATGAAGGATAGAGCTAAGGCTGCTATTATGGAAGCTCAGGCTGCTGGCGTTAATGCTTCAGCCAATGTTACTAAGGCTGGTGCTGCTGTCACTGCTGCTGAAGCACAGAAGACTAAAGCTGAGAAGACTGGAACACAACCTGTCTATGAACCTTATCACACTCAGGGTGATTTGGATGGTGCTAAGAAGGCAGCAGTTAAGGCTGTCATCACCAGTAATAACAAATACTCTGGATTTGGTGAGAAGGATAAGAATGGTAATTTCACTGGTGGAGTTAAGGGATATTCACCTAGTATGTGGTCAGACCAGACCGCTGATTACAATCAGTTCCAGAGAGATGTAGAGAAAGAGACTCAGAGACAGCTTGGTCTAAATGCTAGAAAGCGTAAGGTTGGAACTTCTGCTCCAGGAACTACTGTTTCCCCTACTACTGGTGGTAGAAAAGTGGTTGGAAGTATAAGTGATTTCATTGCCGGTCTGCCAGACCAATAAGGTGATACCATGCCATTTCCTAGGGGCAGGGATATCAACCTGCCTTCTCCAGACGAGGAAGCAGCTAGAGAAGATAATTTGTTTGACTTAGCCGATGATGATGGAACTGTCTATACTTTCGAGAGGGATAAGATAAAGACTAAGAAGGACTTTCTCGACCAAGTAATAGAGAAGCGTCGAGCACATGCATGGCTAACTGACCCCAACCGACATACTGCGGAATCTAGTTCTTTCGACCCTGAGAAGCCAGTCACAGATACTTCGGCTACATGGCAGGATTGGAAAGAAAAGGGCGAAGGTCTACTCGATTTTGGTAAGAGCACAGCAGAGTTTCTAAAGAACACTTTCACTCCTAGAGTTCCCGAAGCTGCTATAGAATCAGCTAGGAGACTAGCTACTAATGAAGGCAAACCACTAGATAATATCTGGAATGCCGGAGTTGATATTGGCAAGTCTATGATTCCCGGCTATCAGGGTCTAGAAGAAAAAACTAGACATTTCATGGACCAAGCTGGGCAGGGAGATGCTAAGGGTGTAGCTATTGGTGCTGGTGAAGAAGCAGCAAATATATTCTCTCCTGTTCCTCTACGCGCACTATGGAATGTAGGTCATGGTGCAGCGTATGGATTGGGACTGACAGATACTCCTATCTCTCCTAGGGAAGTTAATCTATCTGGCGGTCAGTTAATGGGAGCCGTTGGACTAGCTGGTGCTCACTCTGCTGGCGAGAGAATCAAGGCAGGTAATGCTAGGGAGAGAGTAAAGGCTGAACAGGAAGCTAAGGCTAGAGTTGAAGCTGAAGCCGCTGGTATAGCTGAAGCTAAGGCTAATGCTAAAGTTCCTGATGCATACTCTGAAGAAGGACATCCCTATGGTGAAGAAGCATTAGCTCCACCGTGGGTAGACCCTGCTCATAGGGCTAGTATATTAGCTGGACTAGATTATAGGGGACAGCCTATACCTGATATCACTGCTGAACCACACTCTATGACGTATGTAGAGGGTGGGGAACCCGGTGCTACTGAGAAGTCTTTCCCAGGTATAGAACCTACTCAGCCTGCTGCTGATACTCTGTTAGCTGCTGCTATGAGGATGTCTAGGAATCCTGAGCAGCTACTGTATCCCCCTGAGAAAGCATCAGGATTTGGTTTGTATGCTGAGAGAGATGCTGCTATACGTGCAGAGATAGCTGCTGAGAATGCTAGGAGAGATAGTCCAACTCCTGAGAGTATCAGGAGATTTATGACTTCCTCTACATTCCCTCAGCAACCGGCTGAACCCGGTTCTACTAGAATGGGGTTTGATGAAGGGACAGCAGCATCTAAGGATATAGAGACATTCAATAAGAATAGAGGAAAGAAAGGTGCCCCTATAAAGGGTAGAGGTGAGATGGTTCCGGGTCTACCAGAAGGCCCAGATGCTGCACTCTACAGAACTATACCAGAATCTCTATGGCCTCGTAGGTCACAGACTTGGCTTGAGGCTATGACGCCTGAGAGATTTAAGGTAGAGCCTGAGCCTACGCCGGAGCCTAGTCTACCTGAGATTACCACTGCACCTAACGTCAAGCGCATGAAGGTCAGTGCAGAGTTGGGTCCACTTGCTGAAGGTGGAGTCCTAGAAAGGCCACCTGAAGTCTCTGGTCCTGAGCCTATGCCAGAGCCTGCACCGGGTCCAGAGTTGCCGTCTGTCGAGCCTATACCTCCTCCTAGGCTGGCTCTCCAACGGCCACTAGATACTGGGTTCGGGCCTCCTGAAGCTATACAAGAACCTCCACCTATGGGAGAGGTTACTCCAGAATTTCCAGGTCAGCCTGTTAGGATGCATGAGAATCTACCTAGTCTGGAGCCTCCGCCGTCTAGTGGATTCTCTACTGGTTCACCACAGTCCGGAGCAGGATTTAGCGAGCCTGTGAATATGCCAGTTGGTGGTGGATTGCCACCTATCCTAGATTCTCCTGTATCTAGTGCTGCAACTGGACGGGGTGGATTCTCGGCTGATGATAAGAGTGGTTCATTTACTGGGATAGTAGATGATATAGCTAATAGCAGTCTTGACCCTGAAGTAAAGGCTGCCGCAGCTACTCTCAAAGCTGATGCTCCTGTAGATAAGTCAGTGATAGGTGAGACTAAGGCTGCTGCTAAGGATGTCGGTGGACTGTGGGGAAAGATTGGACAGTCTAATAGTCATAGACTAAAGAATCTTGGTCCTGCTGGTGCAGAAATTGACATAACAGCTAGGAAGATAGATGCAGATGCCGCAGGATTTGCTGGTGGATTATCAGCAGATTTGACTAGGGCTGCTGAGGGTATGTCTAAAGAGCAGATAACTAAGGCTCATGAAGTTATAGAGGGTAAGGCTAAGACTACGGATATGCAGGTTCGTAGGTATATAGATGTCTACAAAGCTAATGAGGCTAAACTCCTAGACTTGATGCGTAAGTCAGGTTCTATGATGAAGTCTGCCTCTGGTAAACTAGTCCCATTCAAGGCTCTGGCTAACTATTTCCCTCATATCTTTGAGAAGGGATTCTTTGAGGAGAATAGGACTAAGATAATCAACCAGATAGCTGCTGAACGGAAGATAACTTTTTCTCAGGCAGAGAATCTACTGCAAAGGGCTAGAGAACATAGCCCTCAAATGAGTGATTCACTACATGAGAGAACAGCTAATATACAGGGCTATAAGACTGGCATAGATGTAATGCACCAACACTATCTAGACTTGGCTGAACGTGCATTTACTGACCAGCATTTTGGTGTAAATGACACTAGTGGTGTAGGAACTAAAATCAACCAACTGATAGACCAAGTAGGTGCAGAATCTGGCGCTGAAGGTAAGCAGATGGCTAGTGATATAGTCAAGAAGTATCTAGGTAAGGGAGAACTAAATGTAGACAAGGGTGTGAATAGACTCACCAAGTTCCAAGCTATGACTAAGCTAGCATTGTCTGCGCCGTCCAACTTAATGGGTGGTCTGACTGCATCATTTGCTAGGGCTAAGGGAAGTCTAGTCCCTGAGATAATCAAAGCATTTACCAAGGATGGTAAACTCAGAGCACAGGAACTTGGTAGTCTTGAGAGTGTTATGAAGGATGCTGCTGAAGATATAGGATATGGGTCTAAAATATCCTGGGGTAATACTTCAGTAGAGAATTTCCTTAGGACTGTCTCAGGACTAGCTGGTGAGAAGACTGCTAATAAGTTCTTCCAGCAGCTTAAGCAGAATCCAGATAATGCATATGCTGCTGCCCGTCTGAGTGAGCTTACACTTGAGAAGCCTGAGACTTTGCTAGCACAAGATAGTCTGACTGAGATGCAGACTAAGAGAGCAGCTAGCAGATTTACTGACTTGACTCAGGGTAGACAGAATCCGTTGGACTTACCACATGCTTGGTCTAATAGTCCAACAGCTAATCTACTTACTCAGTTCAAGAAGTATGCGTTCATTCAGAGTAAGAATATAAAGAATGCTATGATTCTTGATTTGAGTCATGGCAAGATAAATCCTACTCTGAAACTAGCTATAGCATCTGGTGTGCTTGGCGAGGTTCCTGCTGATATCAAAGAACTACTTAGACATGGGACACTAGCTGGACGCCCATCTAATCTAGCTCTGAGATATGTAGACAATGCATCACAAGCCTATGGCATAGGGCTTATAGGAGATGCAGTCCATACAGCAGCTAGTGGAGATATGAAACGAGGACTAGGCCAGCTTGCTGGACCCTCTGTGGATACTGCACTAGACTTGAGTCTTGGGGTTGGAGAGAGTGGATGGAATGCGGCGCAGGATATAGCAGCAGGTAATCTAGACAAGGACATAGGCGCACCCCTGACTAGGGCGGTAGTGAGACAGGGTGTGCCAATATGGGGCAGACAGTTAGCAAAGGAAATAAAGGGATTCTAGTCAACTCTCTCCTCGTAGATTCTGTAGAGAATGTCCGACTGTCGGCTAGATAGATAGTTACCGTTTCCCATCTGGTCGAGGATTGACTGAAGGAAATTACTTTCCCACTCAGTTAGTCCTCGACCTTTGTTTTGACACTTCTCTACAATCTTGATATGTTCATCCCGCAGGATTTCCTTATCAGTCTCAGCCATTGTGTTCTTCCCATACCTCGTAGATTTTATCCTTCATCTCTGTAGTAACTTCCCAAAAGAAATTACCACTAGACATTACTACACTCCACGTTCCATCCTTCTTAGTAGTGTTATCTCCTGTAGCAGTATACTCTACGTTCTCCACTAGGGCACAGATGAACTCTGTGTCAACAATGACTGACCTACCATACTTGTCCTCAAACTCGATTATCATTGAACTGTATCCTCATCTAGATGTGTAGCTTCAGACAGGAAATGCTTTATGGCCCGCTCAGTTAGTCTATAGGTAGTCACATTCCTGATAGACAATTCTGTCACATAACTCATTTGCTGTAAAGTAATCATTGCTACATCTAGCTCCTGTGCATTCATGTGACCCCAACATCTTTGGAGAATCACAGGTCTGGTAATCTGGAATTCCTTTTGTTTGAACAGTTGCTTGAGAACTATCCCAATATGTTCCTTGCTGGCAGATTTGCCATCAACTAGGAAGTTCTTCTTAGCATTGATGCCTAGTGTCTCTACTGTTTCTATAGCCTCTTGAACTACATCCTCACCAAGAACTAGATTGTCCATGTCTACAGATATCTGAAGTAGCATGGCTACCTTAAGCACATGGTCATGCAGTCTCTCTATAGTTCCTGTATCATCCTGAACATCCCTGCCCCTGAACTCAGTATACCACTGTTCAAACCTTAGCTTACCACTTTTCGTCCATGCAAACTCACCTCTTAGTTTTGCTGCATGTTTGAGGTATTCAGCTAGCTCTGCGATATTGAATACATTAGTAGGCTGCTCCGTCAGTGGGTTGATTCTGCTACGCTTTTCTTCATAGACTAGTAGAGTCCGTGCCAAGAATCCACCACCTATGCTAGACTCCGGTATCACATTCTTAAAGTGAACGGGGGAACTAGCACCGAGTATTGTAATGCATGGATTCTTAAGTATGTCAACCCCTGCACCCTTCATTGTATTCTTCCAGTCTGATGTATAGTGTGTATCATACAGGTCAGTCAAGATTAGTAAGGCTTGTGGGTCATACGTGATGAAGTCTGCAAACTCACCACTAACCAGAAAGCCTCTGGAATCTTTGAATGGGATTGTCCCATTTACTTGTGACTTGACTTGACCTAGATTCTGTAACACAGACTGTATACTGTTCCTGCCACCTATCACCCGCGTGCAATGCACTTGCTCTACTAACTGTTTGGCTAGAGTTACAGGGAATCCCTTACCCAAGCCGGAACGTGCAAGCAACATCACATAGAGGTTAGGTGATAGTTTGTAGAAAACTTTGTCCAAGAAAACATTAGGAGCCACTACTGCACTAAGCGCACTCAAAGCTCCCCACTTAATGAAGCTATGAGGTGTCTCGGCGTAGTCAGTGGCCTTCATTATATCTGATAGCCATGACATTTTACGCCGCCTTTTTTCTATACTTCCTCATCTCATAAAGGTTCTTTTCTCCTATCTCACAACCGACAGGAATCACTAGGTCGAAGTCTCTTGCTAGACTACACTTGCTGAAATTGATAGATGTCTCATAGTGCTTACGAACTACCACATCGTAGGCTTCTATTTCATTCTTAGGAACTAGCGCAGTTATAGCATCGTGTCCCTCTATCACTATACGCATGTCAGGTATATCTTTCTTGACCTCTATTAGTGTATGCTTAGTCTTATCCGCAACGGTAGATTGTGGAATCCAAGCAAAGCCTTCTCTATCTAGTGATGGGCTGCCCGGCTCGAAATATCTAATGAGCCTGCCATATGGATTGATTAGTGCTTTCTCTCTATCTATACAATCTCTAATTCCACTATGGAAGGTTCCCCGAATCTTATCGTTATATTTATGGAATGCTTTGAGGAACTCGCCACACCTATACTCCGAAACTTGCAAATCAATTCCAAACCTTTTTGCGTCAGTGTTAATTGACTGCATGAGAGTCCGTGCTTGAGCATCATAGTTTCCAGCGTTTCTAACGGTCTTGCCGATAAATCGTTCGCTGGGTTCCCCATCTGGAGTTTTTCTCCAAGTCTCCCAAGTTCCACCAAAAATCCAGCTAGCTGTGAGAGCGTGGATGTCGATAGTATTAAAGGCTTCAAGGGTTTCATAATCTTCACAGAGTAGGGCTACAATACGTGGCTCTGCTTGTTCTAAATCCCAGTTCATAAATACATACCCATCATCGGGTATATACATCTGCCTTATGATTCCTGACTCTCCGTGCTTGGAGAGGGTTTGAAAAGCAAGACCCATTTTATTAGGTCTAAGTGGCGGCTTGAGGCTACTCGTAGTAGAGCGACCTGTTTCTGTTCCACCAATGTTACAGGCTGTTCTGACCCGCCCGTCATAATCAGGTCTAACTCCGATGTAAGTTCCACGAGCTTTTCTAGTTCTTCGTAGCTCAAGAGAATTTGTAAGGACTCCTCGTTTGCGTTCATCTTTTTTCACCACATTAGCTAGAAGTGCTACTAATACTTCCTCACCAGTTCCGGCCCGGCGGGGAATCTTAAGCTCCTCATATAACACATGAGACATTTGTTTAGGACTAGCTACATTCAAAGGATGCCCGACTAGTTCATCTAGTATCCTCTGTTGTGTAGCTATCATTGCATCATACATATGCAACAATCTATTCTGTTCTACCTTATCTAGTCTCAGCCCCTCACGTTCTATGTCCATGTAGATATAGTGTAGTGCAGGATAGAATGAGTTCATCCTCTCTACTAGGTTAGTGGTAGGGTATTGCTCCTGTAGTTCTATAGTTTCTTTCTCTATTTCTTCGGCGCACTCGAAAGTGACGCAAGCATCAAGCCCATTATAATTAAGAAAGCGTTCAAAATTATCCCGCTTAGGATTAAACTCCTTTCCTTCCAACTTATAGTATGGCTGTCTGGTCCATATAGAAGTCTGAAAAGATAGAGACTTAGGAAAGCCAGGTAGAATATTGTGAACCATAAGAGAAGTGTCACGGCCCAATCTGGGAGTGTATATGCCGCAACCATATCTTAACTTCTCCTCATCAAACTTAAAGTTCTGCCCAATAGTTTGAAGTTGGGGTTGCGAAACAAAGAACTCATCCAGCATTCTCCAGAAGTGGCAGAGTTCCCTATCTGATATAGGTATCCACCCCTTGGCAGGCACATTAAGAAGCGGAATTGCGATAGCCGTATTACGACTGAATGCCAAAGAGATTGAGCATACAATGCCTCTGTATAACTCAATATCAATTGATACCCACTTTCGACCACGATTGTTCTGGAGATGACGATAGAGAGTGGACGAGTCTTTGCAGATAACAATATTACGCGCCGGTATATCATATACTCTGCTACCGGATTCTTGCAAGGCTCGTGCATAGTCTAGCTCCATGATAGAGCGCCACCAGTATGGCATGGCACCCTTCTCAGAATCTTTATCGTGTAGTATAGCTGCCGGATGGAGACTAGGAACTACCTTTAGCCCAAGCCTATCTGACCACAATATAGAACCACGCCACTCCTGTATTCCGCTCAGTGCCTTAAGGTTATTAGGGATAGGAGTCTTGCCCGTAGTCGCTGCCAGTGCCAGATTACCCAACGCCAGAATACAGTTTGGTCGGATGCCCCGGATTTCATTTTCGAGATTCTCAATTTGTTCTTTGAGATTCACACCAATCACACCCAACATAGACAGGTCATTACGGGGAGGTCTATGCTTAACCACATTAGTAACATAGACCTCACCCCGGCTTATGCCTGTAGATTGTAGGATAGAATCTAGTAGTGCGCCGGACGGCCCCACAAATGGACGGCCCTCTATGTCTTCATAGTATCCCGGCGCTTCACCTACTATCATTAGTGAAGCATTAGGATTACCCTCGCCGGGAACGTGTCTAATATCAGTCATTAGCTTGGAATGTGATACTGTCCAGAAACTGCAATCTTCGGAGCATTACCATTGGTAGTAAATGCTTCCCTGAATAGCGCACCGTCTACATATATCTGAACGTGTAATACACCAAACTCAAACGATTGTGCATCAAGATATAGGAACGTATCCTTAGTAATCTTGAACTGTTGGAACCAAGGTATACCAGTGGTTACGATACTGACACCCTCGTTAGTATCACTGGATGTGATAGTAGTTATGTTCACAGTTCCAGTAACTCTAAACTCTACTAGATGTGAAGTTACTACTGGCACCGGAGGCTCAACTTTGGTTGGTCCTGTAGGGCTAGCATCCTGATAGATTTTTGTGCAGCCACACAGAGCAGAGCAGCCAGTAAACAACAGCATAGGCAATACTAGTAGAAGTCTCCTATACATTTGATTCTCCTAACAGAAAAATGCCGGAGTCAAGATGGTCAGTCTCAACTCCGGCGTAAAGTCTTACAGACTATTCGTCGTCGTCATCGTCGTCTGAATCATCCTCGTCATCAGACTCATCGTCGTCATCATCATCGTCATCATCATCGTCATCATCATCAGAATCATCATCAGCTTCCTCAGCTTCCTCAGCCTGATTGATGATTTCCTCTGAGATTTCTTCCTTAGTAGGCTCAGTGCTAGCGAAATACTTCATAGCTGGTTACGCTCCGACCGGACGGAAGTCCGTAACTTCGTTAATCTGACGGTTCTCGTAGAGTTTGTTACCGATGTAAGCACGGAGCTTACGACCCTTGCAAGCTGAGAAGTCATATTCCTTATCAGCCTCAATGTCCTTACCACCATTCATCGCTGTGAAGAATGGAATGGCGATACCCGGTGCCTTCTCATTGAAGACCTTCATAACCTTGACATCCTTGAAGGGACCATCCTCAAGAATCTGCAAGTCTACGCGCCAGTTCTGAGAGTCTCCCTTCTTGGAAGTCTCCTCAGTGATATCGGCCACGTTGACCATATACCAACCCGGCTCCACCAGCTTACCCTTGAGAAAGTCGTCGCGTGTAATTCTGAGTTTCACAGCACACTCCACTAACTAGTCTTGCGTTTTTGTTTTGTTGCGTTAAGGTTCGGTTTGGTTTGTTATTTTTACTAGTAGCGCATTCGTTACACCCTCCTTATATTGAGTGGGCCATCTAGGATTTGAACCTAGGACCATCAGATTATGAGTCTGCTGCTCTGACCAACTGAGCTAATGGCCCGTTACTTAACTGGAATCACAGCGAGAAGCTGGACGATTAGCATCAGCAATACTGCTACCCATAGTGGCAGCTTACCTAGAGTGTGTGCTATGATGCATACAAACGCTGCTAGAAGTAGAAGTAGTGTGATGGTAATCATTGTTTATCCTACGTCTGCTACCGAATCAGGGTCATTAAAGACTACAGCCTTGATTGCCCACATTGCCGTAGTCTCAAGGTTAGTGATAGCCACCGCCCTCTGTCTAGACTCAGGACAGACTTCTTGAATCAGTTTCTCCATCTCAGAGAACGCTTCTCTAAGCTGGTTTATCTGATACAGACCTTTCGCGCTCGGCTTGTGATAGGCGTATGGCTTGTCTATTGGCATTAGATTCTCCACCGGGTCTATGAGACTTCTCGTTTGTATTGAAGTCCTTAATGATATCATTCACTGCGCTCATCAGCTTTACTTCTCTAGGCCACAGTGGTCTACCCTCAGTAGTCCATTTGAATTCCTCATACTCTAGAGTAGCAGTAGGATTCTTCAGGTCATCCCCGTCGAGGATAATACTCAGTCTGATAATCATGGTTAGCTCATGAATGGAGAGGGTTCAGTCTCCGCTACTTCAGGTGCCGCGGCATTCTCTTTGAACATAGCTTTGTAATCGTTGATGTATGCCATCAACTGTGGATACAGGAACTTCTCAGGACTAATGTTATTCTTATCCTGAGTCAAGTCAAGTTCATCAGGCAGGGGCAGTGCAGTCTTAGCCCAATCATCAGCACTGTTGGTAGTGCTAGCCATATACTCCATGCCACCTGAGATTCCGGGCCGGGCATATAGATGGTAGAACTCATCAAAGTAGACTGGAATCTTAGCGGCAGGTTTCTTACCACCAGTCAACAGACTACGCTTGACAGTTTCTTTCTTTGACTTCAGGTCAGAACTCTTAGTCTCTACTACGTGGGCAGTGAGGATAACATTACACTTCAGGCCACGTAGCGCATCAAAGACTTGGGTGAGAGCACCATCTTCCATAAGAAAGTCTTCGATGCCAGCCAGCTTGACGCCGCCTATCATCTTACTCTTACGGTCTTTGTCTGCATCAGATAGTGAAGTCCCCGCCGTCATGATACTCTGAAGCATAATCATATCAGCCAGTGCAGTCAGGCTATCAATGATGATGGTATCATAGGGACAGGACTTATACATTTCCTCTAGCTTGGCAGCAAACCGAGGATAGTTACGATGATAAGTATCGAAGCTGATACGCTTTGCATATGGCTGGCGACTATGAAATAGAATGACAGGTGCCATCCGATTATCACAATCGAATACATATGTATCGCCACCCATAGCAAAGCTAGCAGCTTGGATAGTCTTACCTGCGCCGGGGTCAGACTTCAACCCCATGAAGATTCGCTTACCGATTACGACATCAGATAGTTTCACCAAGCACCTGCACTTTCAGAGTTACAATCTTAACTGTCAGGATTACTTCCTGTTTCTCAGTATCAATCTGAGATTCTACTATCCTCAATACATGAGGCTCGGCTCCATCAGGGAACCATTGGCTAGTATCACTTAGCACAAGTCTAACATTCATCGGTGTCCTCGCTTCCGCAGACTCTCCAGAGATACATACTGGTCATGCTTAGTCACTGGTCTAATCTCAAGAAAGTATCTGAGCAGATTAACTAACCACGTCAGCATCTGGTTTCTCCAAGTCTACGATACCATTGAGAACATCAAATGGATTAGCATCTTGGTCTACGCTTCTCTTAACTGGACTCCACTTCTCTCCCTTCACATACTTAGTATCCATCTTCCACTGTCTAGCATCAGGCGTGCAGTAACACAACTCTGTGAACTGACATCCACTCCACTTATCACATGAGGTGAAGTTCATAAGATACTGGTCCATGTGATAGGACAGGATGAATCTCTTAATCCATCCGATAGTATTCTGCTGCCACTCCTCTATGTTAGACAGGTTATATGAGATGACAAACCGCTTGAACCTATCCTTCGGTCCATAGCTAGTCTGGAATCCAATCTCATTCTTAACTACTGTCCTCTTATCCAATGCCCAACAGTATCCGATGAACTGATTATTCAGAGGATGTGGATTCTTACTACGAGATGTAAACTTGTGGTCTACGATAGCCTCTGGCACATTACCGCCAGCAACTTCAGTAACCAAATCAACCTTACCCTCATATACAAATACGAAATCCTCATCCTCATATATAATCTTGGAGAATCCCATCTCAACAAAGAGTGGTTCCCATCCATCAGAATTATAGTGAAGCATGTAGTCTCTGCAATTGCTTATGATATTCATGGATACAGACATATCCATTTGCAGAGTGGGAGCGACGACGGCCCCAACTTGGCAGGACTTATCTACTATCTCAGCTAGACTCAGGTCTAACTTACCCAAACGCTTGAGTCTCTTAGCTCTGTAGTATGCCTCGATGATTACATGCCCAAGACTACCCTTCTCTAATGCTTCAGCCTTTTGTGCAGGCCGGAGGTTAAGTAGATACTGGTAGCGCATCATCATATCACAGCTCTGTAGAGTATTAAGCTGTGACGCATCAATGACTATGATTTGTTTCTTGTTTTCAGGTTCGGTTTGATTAAGTTCGTTCGACATTTGTAGTCCTGTTTGTTATGTTCTTAGTAGTCAAGGCTTTCTTTAGACCAACTAGTCTAGCCCGTGAGTAATCGTTATCATACTCAGCATGGCCTATCTCTATCAGGAGATTATCACGGTGTAATCCAACACCAATCTTCTCAAACATATCCTCTATAGTTCTGAGCCGGGCCATTAGTTAGAGTCCCTTCCCTGCCTCATAGAATAGTCTATCAGCTTAGGATGTCCCGACTTTCCACAGCAGTTACAGAACACCACAGTTTCCTCTATATGTAGATAGCCAGTCCCATTAGCAGGTTCTAGATTCTCATCACCACAGAACTGACAGATAAGATGATAGGCTGTAGCCTTTTGCTTACCGTCATTGTAGAGAACCATTACCATTATTCATTCTCTCTTATATACTTCCTAACCTCATCTGATATTAGCTCAGACATATGGACTATGTAGTTACCTAGATACTCCACAAGAAACTTACATCCACATGCTATACAATGTTCTTGGATAGGAACATGCTTGCCGCAATCTGGACACTTGATTGTGTCAGGCACATACAGTATAGTATCCTTTGGTAAATCCTTAGTCAGCTTTAATTTGAATGACATCGGATTCTGAGGCAAGGGCATCGTCATCCCTTATAGATATAGGCAGATGATGACCATTATGTAGACTAGAGTTATCATTAGCAACAGCTCTGTCCACAAAGGAATTGATTTTGTTGACCGCTTCATGTAGAATCGAATCATCATAGTGTATGTAGCTCTTGTCAAAGAATTTCTGAATAGCTTCAGCCTGTTCCTTACTGAGTATCAGATAATCTAAGGCTGTCTCCGGTATCTCAGTCATGTTATTACTCCGTAGCTTTTCTTTTCTTTAATCTAATCCTCAAGTAATTAGTTTGGGGTGGAGGTTTAGGTGCAGGTTCTAGTTTTTTCTTAGCCACCGGCGCCGTGCCTAGCATACATTCTTTACTACAGAAATGATATGTGATTAGCCTCTGTAGTTTCTTAACCTTAGTAACTGTGAACCACTCACTAGTAGTAGCTGTATCCATATGCTTATGGCAACCAGCACAGACTAGTATCATCTTACTTGATAGTGATTCCCTTATTCTGCATCTCCTGCCGTGCCCATTCCTTCAGGACTTCTACATTCTTAGTATTGTTAGCCTTATCCTCACGTGAAAGATTCATGAGTTCACTAGTAGTGGAGCAACCATAGACAGGGCTGGTAATGTATTGCAGCGTTGTCATTTCCATTGGTATCTCCTGAAATAGAAAACCCCGGATACTTAGATTAAGACTGTATGAAGTCTAAGTATCCGGGTTATAGACTGAAGTAGACTGTCCACTTTATAGGACACTGTCTACTTTTGGGGACAT